GCATTAGTACCGAGGTCGGATACAATTATCCTACCGCTTACAAACGTAGCCCCTGCTGGTATGCGTGCAACGTTAATGCAGTCACCGTCTGACAGGACGTTATCACCCTGTTCAGCTGCCTGCCATTCGTCTACACATACTCTCAGCTTTCCATCCCACAAACCCCTCGTAAGGATATCCTCCGTAGCGGGTGCGAGATTTTCAGCAACTTCGTACCTATCACCATTATAAGTAGCCATTTATCTCACCTCCTTAGGACATGTTCGATTCGTTTGCAGAAATTTCAACAACTTTCTCGTCTTCGATCCGTGTCGCACCTATCATCATACTAGCATAGGTGGAGAAAGCGTAATGCTTGGACTGTACTTCATCTACTCTTGCTTTGATATCAGTACCAATGGCAAGACCAAGCCCGGACTTCGCCCAAGCCAAAGCCTTCCTGTCGGTAGTGGTACCCGGAAGCCTAGTAGATATCATGAAGTTAAAGCCCAACACACTAACTACCTTACCTGGCACAAGTGCCTGAAGGGTCATGTAGTCTTTTGAAGTCAACTTCTCTTCTTGCAATAAAGAAGAAAGATGACCAGGGCTGATAGCTATATACTTCTCTTCTTGCTCGTCAACGTCATTATCGTTGAACTTCTGAAGAGTTTCTATAAGCTGAGCCAGTTTAAGGTTCTTTGNACCGTCAATGGCAACCTTGTGGTCGCTACCGAGCGATGAAGAGGTTGTTCCAGCTTCACCTGTGTACTTCGAACCGTTAATAGCCGATATCAGCTTGTCATCCATCTCTCGCCTGAGAGAAGTTAGAGTGGCTTTTACATAAGCACTCTTTGGGTCGGCGATGACTTTTACCTCATCGTCAGGGTCAAGTATCAACGACTTGTAGTGGTAACTCAAGTACGCTGTTGCCCTGTTGTGACCCGGGTCGTCATATATCGTGTCCGCATGACGTACGGTTTTTTCTCGAGCGTCTACAGAGTCTATCCAACCGAAAGCCTTTGACTTTCCGTTGACCCCTGTCTTGACAACACACTTTTCTCGGAACTTGCTAATTAACTGCTGNGCCCCAAGGAGTATGTTGTCTTCGAAAGCTCTACCGTATAGGGTAGTAACATCAGACATTATTGTCTCCTTGTTTAATCTTTTCCTTCTACAGAGTATCCCAACTGGGGTCTGTCGAGATGTTAAATACCAACACAGCACTTAACTCTCATTTTGGCTTATAAGCCGTCTTTGGGGCACGCATAGGTGTTATCCCTTATCTCGCACAAAGTACCGTTAAAATGGAACCTCGTGCGTTTTAGGGCTATTCAGGGGGCTAGAAGCCTTGTCCTTGTTAGCCCAATTCTGGATACGCATAGCGGTAAAGTGNCATTACTTTTTCCTTTGCCGCCTCGTGTTCAGGGTTTGTTTCATCGTTAAACGCCGATTTGGGGTCTAACTTAATCTTCTCTATCTCTGCTTTTGCAGCATCGGGTGTCATGGATAACGGTCTGCTCTTGCCCTGTATTGCGTCTTCGGTCATCTGAGTGCCGATACTATAGAACATCTTTATAATATCGGGGTCGTTACCTAGTCCATTGTCCATCTTCTGCTTTAAAGCTTCGTTATCAGCACATAAACTTTTATATGCCTTCTGTGCTATTTGTGTCCTTTCCTCGAACGCTCCACCCCATTCCTTCTGAAGACCTTTTATATCTTCTTCTACCTTACGGGATGTTTCGTTGCGGAAACTTTCATGCATCTCGCCAGTTACATCTAAGTAACTGTCTACCATAGCCTCAAGCTGTTTGTTTGTTATGCCAGCCTTGTGGGCTACTTCTTTAATCTTTTCCAGACCTTCCTCGTTTACCATTGACTTCTCAAGCTTTTCGCCATCCAGCTTGTATCCGTCTGTGGTTTCAGGTCTGCCCAGCCTTGACCATACATCATTCCATAGCTCGGAATCCTCTTCCTTGGGCAATACTATCTTCTCATGCCCTACTAGCTTCTGTAACTCTGCATAGCTTTTTGCTAAGTCCTGTGGCTCTTTCTCTTTAAACTTCTCCAGCGATGGATTGTCCGCCAGATCGCCTAGCCAATGTTGCTTTTCTTCGTTCGTTTCCGTTGCAATTTGCTGTTCGCCCCCTTGAGTTGTTTCCTCTTGGGTCTGGTCATTATCCACTGTCTGGGTGTCCAGATTATCCATTACTTCCTCCTCTTCTTTGCCTCTGCCATCTTGCTGAAGTCCATCTTCAGCATAGTTTCTATATGCAATATAACTGCCCTCTTGCCCTCATTGAAAGCCATCCTTGTTGAACTGTCATCTATGGTGGGTGTTCTCACAAAACAATAGCCCTCCAAATGTTCCTTTACCGCCTTGCCATCCTCACTACTAAATAGCTTGCGATACCTGCTCTGTAGCTTTTGTAGCTCGCCTACTTCCATTATNCCCCCTCATCTGCGTGTTATGTTAGCTTNNTCTCCGCATCCGCTGCGTCTTTACCTGCCTTTGCCATACGTTCGGCAGCTTGCATCTGTTGCTCCTGTGCCATTTGTTCCGCTCTCTGTGCTCTTATCTCTTCAATCTCCGTACTAGACCTCAATAAATGCTGAAGGTTGTATATCTTTGCCATCTCATCTCCAACCTTGTCCACGTCTATTAAGTCTAATATCTCAGGCATCGCTGATGCTGTCTGCATAACACCCATTAAGAGCTGGTTCATAGTCCCCACCTTAGCACTCTTCTGTGCCTGTGCTAACGGGCTTATAAACTCTACTGTCGTTTCGATACCTTCTAACGCCTGAGGTGGCTCTGGTAGCTTGCCACTACGCCATAGTATGTTAAATAAACGCTCTATAACGGGCTTTAATAGCTCTCTTGTTAATCTGCCCAACATAGGTGCTAATACCAGCATACGCTCACTTACACGCTCTGATACCTCGTGTGCGGTCATCTGCTTGTCCCTTAACGCCGCTAGCATTAGGAATAGATCCGTAAACAGTATTGTCCGTATCTGGTTGCGCCTCTGCTCTTCCATGTCTAACCCTACGGGCAACTGGTGTGGTATCTGCAACACATCCATCTCGGACTGTGCGCTTGGGTTCTTAAAGTTTATTGCACCCGGGGTTGTATCAAACGGTAACAAGTACCCATCATCAGGCAATACTATCGGCGGATCTACTAACTTCTGCCCAGCCTTTAGGTTGGTCTCAGACATTTTGCTTAACATCCGTACCTCTGGCAACGCTATCATGCAAGGACTATAACCAAAGTCGTGCCCTGCCGTCTTAGCAAACCGTGTAACCATGAACGGGAACTCTCTGTATCCGCCTTCCGATACTGTCTTTTTAGACTTATAGTCTATCCATATACTCGCAAAGGGCATGTTCTGGCTGTCCTTCTTGTCCCTGTCACGTTCCTCCCGGGGCATTACAATGTGTAGATACTCAACCATATCATCGGGCTTGTTTGCCTTTAGACACGCTTGAGCGGTCTCACCCATGTCCTTACCCCACCTTTGCTCTGCTTGGCGTGCTGATAGCTCTGTGAGCCTGAATACGGTGTCTATCTCTTGTGCTTCGGACTCGGCTATGAATATCTCGCTAACAGGTCTTGTGTAGAACATCGCATCATACTTGGGGTCTGTAGACTCCTGCACATAGAAACAGCCTGTGCCGAAACATATTAAGTCCAAATATAACTCGTGTATCTGCTCGTTGAAGTTGCTCTTGTTTATGGTAGCGAATAGGATCTCCTCTACCTCGTGCAACCACTTATCGCCTTTAGCACCGACATCCTCATCCGCTGTCAATGCGAACCACCTGTCCGAAGGGTTAGTTAAATAACCATGTATTCCACTTGCGGCTATCTGCAACGAGTGCATACCCGTGGTGTCGTATATGCGTGTGTCGAACTTCTGTCCTGGAACCTGCTGAACCATTGTTCCATACCGTTCTGGCAAGAAGTACTTACTTAAATCCTGCCAATGGCTCTCTATGGTTGCTCGGTCAGACTTTATCTTATCAAACCTTTGACATAGCTTCTCTGATATCATATTATCCGCCCAAGATTGATGTTGTAGGTGAGCCCTCGTCACCGCTTGTGAGTATAGTGTTTGCCCTGCGCCTACGTGCCGCTAGTGCTGTATCTGTACCGTCACCTTTAGGCTTTTCTATCGGCTCTGGCTTTGTTATGGGTTTTGGCTCTCGACCACTCATTTATCCTCCCAATATACTTTTAGCTGTGGTTTCAGGGTCATCTAGGTGCTTGGTAAGTATAGTGCTAGCNCGCTTACGCCTAGCCTCTAACTGTGCTGCTTTCTTTTCCTTTGCACCGTCATCCGGCATCTTTAGCTTTGGTGCCGCAGGTACACTTGGTCTGCCGCTCATCATTACCTCCCGTAAGGATCATAGCTTGTTTTTTGTCTTCTGTGTTGTCGTGGTATAGCCTTCTTGCCCATTATGCTCTTGCCATACGTCTTATATACCCATTGTCCCATTACCCATGTGTCTGCCCAATCGGGACTTCTTGATATGCGTTCTTTGACCTTTTGCTTAGGCTCTATCTTAATCTTGCCGCTTGAGTCGCTTACATCGTATTTAATAGATGTTAACTGCCTTCTTAGCTCGTATTCCTCTGGATATGCGCACTCTGCGTCTTGTACCATTGCAGCGGCTGTCCAATACATCTCCGCTCGTAGGTTGTAAAAGTTATCGTCAGAGGGTTTAGAGCTTGAGTTTATATATCTTACCTTTGCGCCCAGCTCTTTTAGCCTGTCTGCTATAGGTTTTCCTAGCCCGATAGTATCAATTGCAACCTCTTCTGCACCTATCCTGCGGTATTCTATCATTATCTGACCTGCAAGCTTCATTGTGTCCTTCTGCCTTGAGGTTAGTATCTTGTCTATCTCTGTATCCGAGAACGACATTATCACCGCCTCATCACCGCCTGCGGCAGGATCTACCGCCATGAACCGTTTAGGAAAGGGTTTTATCCTTACCATACCCTTTATCTTCTCAATATCGTCAGGCGTAATTAAGGTAAACTCATCACCTGCGGAGAACTCACACTCGAACTCTTGTCGGTATAACACATCGGGCATCTCTTCTCGTGCAGTCGTAAGTGCCTCAGGAGTCATTATATCGCTCTCAGAGGCTCTTAGAAGGCTCCTATACCAATTATCCCAGCCTTCCGACTTGTGCCAATACTCATATGCGTGGTTGATTCCCTTTGGAGTAAATGCAAATAATGCCCATCTCTCAGGGTTTTGGGTTATGATAGGTCTTAATATCTCTTCCCATATCTCCGGCTTTACCTGTGCGAACTCATCTATGAACACACCTGCGTAGTCTTGTCCCCGTAAAGTGTCGGGGTTATCTGCGCCTCTTACAACCAAGAGACTGCCGTTAGTAAACTCTACCCGAAGCTCGGATTCGTTCTTTTGCTTAATAACTTCCTTCGGCAGATACTTCGGAAGCATGTTAGGGTCTATCCAAACTATAGACTTAGCTTGTTTATATGTCGGTGCTATATATCCGTATACGCTGTTCTCGTTCTTACAGCACTCTCGTATAAGCAAGTTAAGTCCTAATGTAGTCTTTCTGGCTCTTCTGTGCCAGTTTAATAAGCCAAACTTAAACTTACCCGCATCAAACGCCTGTAATACTTCCAACTGCCACTTATGGGGCTGGAAGCTCTTTGTCGGTATCTGTATCTTGCTCAATTTCCCCCTGATTCGGCATATAGTTTAATACCGCTATTTGTACACCTTTTCCCGTTATCTCGGTTTCAGTCTTATCTGTCCAACCCATATTCTTTAATGCAAAGATAGCTCCTGTTGTATTCCCTTGCTGGAGCATCATCTCATATTCTTTCTCTATAAATGTCCGTGCTCTTTTAATTATGTAAGAATACGAAGGTCTTTTTTCATAATCGTAAAAACTCTGCCTGCTTTCGAAACCAAGGTGTAATGCTAACCCTGTTATCGTGGGACAAGGAACTTCTTTCTCTATTACTTCATCTTTGCACTTAAAGTATCTCACCCTCATATCAGGGCAGTTTTTAAGATACCCGTCAATTGCCTCTTTCATCTCTTCTGGCGTTTTGTATTTAAGTGGCTTACCCATACAACTTCTCCACCATCTCGGTTATTACCGCTATGATATNGTTTATTCGCTCTTCCTCAGCTTCGATACAATCCTCGAGGTGTTTAAGCCTCTGAGTTATCTCGTACGCCTGGGGAAGATCTGTACGTTCTTCTCTCTTTAAACTCAACCTTTTTCCCCTTGTTCCATTGTTGTACGGGTCTCATGAACCCCGTAACCCTAGCATACACCTCTGTTCTGCAACGTCTTTGCTGTCGTATAGATTCGTTTTGATGCATTATGTCCTTTACTATTATATTGTAGTATTACTTTCTTTATATACAGTCCCTCTATTAGTGAAAGGGGAGTCTGTTAACTCCTCTCACCCGGCCCAAGTAAGTTATCTGCTGAGGGATCGGTCAGCATTAC